GAGCAGCGCAGGCAGCAGCAATCAGGTGCGCTTGACGGTTGCTGGCAACACCACCATTAAGGCAGGTAGCTTTATTACGATTGATGCCACTGATGTTACGGAGCTTCAGCCCTTGGTGGGCAACCGCTACGAGGTTAGCAGCGCAGACGGCACAGACATTTACTTTAACGCACCGATTGGGGATGTGACCTACGCCTCTGGCTCTGCCACCGAGTATATTGAGTTTAGCGGCAACTTCAGCGTGGGTGGTGGGTTCATTCATTCTCCAGCCCCTCCTTGGGGTGTTCCGCACCAACGCCGTCTGTGGTGTCCATATTTCTACACCCCTGCTGGAACAGGCACTAGCCCGACCTATACCGACCGCAAGGTGCGCGATGAGATTTGTGTAAGTGACATTCTGGACTCAAACACGTTTGATGCCATCTCGTCTCAGTTCCGTGTGACTCCAGGTGTTGCCGACTACCTAGTAGGGCTGCATCCGTTCTACGATGACAGCATGATTGTGCTGAACCGCAACAGTATCCACCTGATTCGTGGGACTAAGGGCTCCTTGGCTGACACCACAGTCAACGAACTGACCCGTGAGGTGGGTTGTGTGGCCAGAAAGAGTGCCATATCTCAGGGCAACAATGTTTTCTTTTTGTCTGACAACGGTATTTACGGCTTGGCTTTCCAAGATGAATACAACCTTCGTGGCGTGGAGCGTCCATTAAGCGAGAAAATACAGCCGTATATTGACAGGATTAACAAGACTCTGGCCCCCAAATCGGTAGCCACCTACTTCAACAACCGGTATTACATTGCTGTCCCGCTGGATTCTTCTAGGGGTGCTAATGATGCGCGTGGCAACAACACGGTGCTTATTTACAACATGCTTAACCAAGGCTGGGAAAGCATTGACACCTATGGGGATGGCGACTTCTTTGTGGACAACTTTGTGATTGGTCAAGACGAGGACAGGAATAACCTATACATTGTAAATACCGCCGGTGGTCTGCATTTGTGTGACGACACTGACGAAGCCCGTGATGTATACTCGCTAAACGTGATTGGTGATTCATCACAGTCTGGCATTGATTACGAGCTGACAACCCGTGGCTACGGCTTCAACAACCTTGACCGCAAGAAGTTCAAGTCTGCACAGGTTCAGATGCGCTCGTCTATGGACAATGCTAGTGACGTAGACTTTCGTTTTGCCTCAGAAGATCCAGACACCACTGATTACAAGGTAACGGACATTGAAACATTGCTGGACACATCCATTGGTTTGCCAGGTCAGCTTGAGGCAGACGAAACCGGCAACTTCAGATTTAGACTAGGAAATCCCAGAGGCATCTACGGCACGTTGACAATTCAAGCTAAAACAGTAGGATTGTCATCAGTAGGTCGCCCCAAAGTTACATCGGTCAAAATTGATGCCGACACAACGAACAGGCAAACCTTAACACAATACTAAGATGGCAGTTTTATCTAAAGGTCAAACATTCGCTGACGGCGATGATGTAACGCATACCAAGCTAAACAACTTGGTGGATGCGGCTACTTTTGTATCTGGTTCGTCTGGAACGACTGATGACAGTTCTCTCGAAGTCAACGGTTCTGGTCGTTTGCAGGTCAAGGCTAGTGGCGTGACAACTGGCAAGATTGCGGCAAGCGCGGTGACCACAGCTAAGATTGCCAATTCCACGGCAACTACTGACGGGGTTACTTTCCCCAAGATGCGCTACATAAGCGATATGACAGTCATTGGCAACGTCAGTGGCGGTGAGACGACCCCATCAGAAGTAACCATTCTGGACGAGGACAATATGGCGTCAGACTCAGACACAAGCCTTGCCACACAGCAAAGCATCAAGGCCTATGTTGATAACGGTGGGGGCCACAGCCCTACATCCTATGCTGGAGGCGAGTCCACCACTCTACCAAATGGCATGATTTTTAAGGCTGGGCAGGTATCTGTGAGCAACGGCAGCGCCGGAACTGTTACCTTTGGCTCGGCATTTCCAAACGGCATTGTGTCCGTGGTGGCAACGCCAGTTGAGGACACCCAAAACGACCGACAGCCACCAAAAATCGGGACACAAAGTGCTTCTGCATTTACAATAAGAAATACTAATAGCACAACCCTTGATTACAACTGGATTGCCATTGGTTACTAATGTATAATTCACCTTACCAAGAAGCCAAACGGCTATACAATCAGCTTCACCAACAAAAGCAACAAGGCGACAACTTCGATGCAGCCGTAACATGGATGCAAGAAAACGGAGCGGTTGTTTCACTACCAAATACTTTCCTCATGGGATACTTCAGCAATACACAAGAACCTACTACGCCAGTGGCGTATGAGGACGCTGATTGCGTTTACGTGGTTCTTTGTGTTGGCGACCCGGTTGCCGCGTTGGAGCAACTTGTGGAAATTATAGACAATGTGGCCTATGCGCGGGAGTTCCGTGATGATGACAAGGTTCGCGTGATTCCGATTGAAAAACTATACTATCAGATATAATGGGCAGCTTATTCTCCAAACCCAAAACTCCCAAGGTTCCCAAAGTAGACATTGAGGGAGACATCAAGAAATACGTCAGCGGATACCAAAAGGCGTTGCCTGAAGTTATTGGAGCCGAGCAGGAGTATCGCCCTCAGTTCTTGGGTCTTAACCTTGGTGACGTAAGCACGTTCCTGCAAGGCACGGATGACCAGATGGGCCTGTTTGGATTGGGTCGCCTATCGCAGCAGGAGACAGCACAGAACCTTGCAGCAGCTAGGCAGGCTGACCTGTCATCCATGATGGGCATGGCTCCGCAGTTCCGTGGATTTGCACAAGCGTTATCTCCAGAGTCACAGGCACAGGTTGATGCTTCTGCCGCAGAAGCGGCTAGGGCGTCACAGGCGGCTAGGCAGCTGACTCCTCAAGAGCAGCGCATGGCAGATCAGTCAGCACGCGAAGCATACGCGTCCCGTGGCAGATTGATGGGCAATGAGGCTGTATCGAGCGAGATACTTAACCGCGAAGGCGTCATGGCACAGAAACGTGCAGAGGCCGCACAAGCACGCAACGCCGCATTTGGTCAGGCTCAAGAGTTTTACACCCGTCCGGGTTTGATGGCCTTTGGTAGCGCACCTGTATCCTACCAAGCAGGTCAACAGCAATTAGGCATGGGTCTAGGCGCGATTGGATCGGCCACCCCGCAGATGATTAACCCTGATGTTGGTGTGAATCTTGGCATGACTCAACGTGCTCAACAAACGCAAGCCAACATTGCTGGGGCGCAAGCACAGGCGAACTGGGCCTCAGGCATTATGGGGGCCGTAGGTGGTGCTGCCCAGGGAATTGGTGCGGCTGGCGGCATGGGTGCATTCTTCTCAGACACACGTCTAAAAGAAGCCATTACACCCACTGGTGAAACCACCAAGAATGGCATTCCGATTTACACCTACCGCTACCACGGCGGGAAACAAACCTATCGCGGCGTGATGGCGCAGGATGTTCAGCGCATCCAACCAGATGCCGTTGTTCAAACCGAAAGCGGCTACCTTGCCGTTGATTACACCAAAATTTAACATTATGCCATACGGAAAAGGAGGACGACTTGGAGAAGGAATCGACCCGCGCTTAATGCAGGTTGATTACAGTGGCTATGCTGACGTTGGCAGAACGCAAGGTCAGGCATTGGCCAACATGGGCGCACAGATTGGTGGTCTTATTAAGCAGCATGGTGAGAATCAAAAGAGCATTAAAGCCACTGAGACTGCGCTGAAGGCACTGGATAAAAACTTTGCTGGCACGCCGATGGGCGATCAGGTTAGTGGTTTGTTGAAGCAGTTTTATAACCCCGACACGTCCACGCGGGACAAGCTGGCGATCGGTGACTCCCTCAATAACATTTTTCAATTTGGAATGGCTGGCATGCAGCATCAACGTCAGCAGGAATTGCTAGAGCTTCAAAAGAAAGAGCTTATGCTTAAGGCAGCTAAAGCGGGTGCTGACGGACAAATGATGAGCTTGACGCCCAATGAGGTTGACGCATACCGTAAAGCTGGTTACGCCGTAGAAATTGTTGGAAAGAAACCAGACGGATCGCTTATTGTTAAAGACCTGACAGGCAAGGGTGTTGGAACAGGTGGCTTTAAGACGGTTCAAAACCCAGACACGGGCGCGTTTATTATTACCCCAGATGCGCCACAATCTTATTTGCCAACACCAGGCGCAGTCGCAGACCCATCTATGATTCAGAGGGCAGCTCAAGGATTTACACAGCCGCCGCTTCCAGCAGCCGGTGGAGACGCGACCGGATCTGTTGCCACAGGCCCTAGCGCACCACCATTGGCCACCACCGCCACAGGTGCTGTTCCAGAAGCTGATTTCTTTGCCAACAGGGGCCAAGAAGCCGTGCAAGTCCCTGGCACTATGCGGGATTTGGAGGCTCAACTAAAAGGTCAGCAGATTTCTAAGGCTAAGGCTGAAACCGCAAAGTCCGAGATGGAAGTGGCTGCGGCTAAGGAAAAAGAGGCTAAGGGACGCAATTCATTTTCGTCTTATGTTGGCAACATTGCCAATGCTTATGCAGAACTCGACAAGGCTGGAGCAGCTATCTCAACACGCAAAGGCCCGATGGAAAACATAACGGCATTTGCGGCTGGGACTGATCTTGGTAAATCCGTTGGATCTGCCATTGGCTCTGAGGCATCATCTTTCCGTGCCATTATTGATTCGCAGACACCTGGCATCATCAATGTTATTCGACAATCTTCTGAGATGGGTGCTAGGGGCATGGACTCTGACCCGGAGCGCAAGTTTTATCTCACGGCACTTGGATCGCAGACCTTGCCTGTCGAGGCCAACGTGCGTGCGCTAATCGAACTTGACAAAGCGTATGGTAATAACGATGTCGCTAATGTTGTGAGAGAAAAGAACCCCGCTCTATATGCGCGTGCTATGTCAGATAAGTATGTTTACAAGTCTGGCAAGAAGGACGATCTGGTGGTCGATGATGAAGTTGAATCCATTCTACAAGAACTAGGTTTATAATGCCATTACAAGAAATAGAAAAACTTGCCGAATACCGCAAGCGTGTTGAAGGTGGTCTTGGACAGCTCAAAGGCAAACTGCTTGAGCTGCGTGACCAAGGCGACATAGCTGGCATGAAGGACGTGGGAAAACAAATTCGCAAGTTTGAGATAGAGCAGGCGCAAGTCCAAGAGCGCGAATACAGCCAACGACTTATTCGCAAGCAAGAGCTAATGGATGAAATTGCTACACCTCAGGGTGCAGGCTACCAAGAAAAAAAGAAAACCGTTTACTTGCCAGCACCAATGGGCGCGGGGCTTCTTGGTTATCCGCAGTCTTATCAGGAATCCACATGGGTTCTACCGAAGGAGGGAAAGAAAGTGCTTAGATCCAAGCTGGCAGAGTTTTTTGACGTCAATCCATCCAAGATTATACTGGATAAAGGACTTGATTTCAACCAGATGGTCGCTGCCGAGGTGATGACTACCCCCGAGGGTAAGGAGGGCGTTATTGCTAAATTTGGTGATGAAGAAGTTTCTAGGGTAATACCAATTGAAATTGTTGGTCAAGAGAACTATGTTCTCGAAACTCGCCCGTTGTTTTCACACCAAGACCCATCTTATCGACTGGCCTATACTGACCAGAACAAAGGGAAGCAAATGCTTGCCAAAATTCAAGCGGGAGCGTTCCCAACACTGTCTGCTATGCTTGGAGGTGGTGCTGCTTCCAAATTTATTGCTAAATCAGGTAAAACTGGTCTTTTAGCTCAATCTGTTGGTGGTAGCAGCGGCATTACGCTTGGCAATGTTGTTCAAGAAGAAATAATGGGTAAAATCTATGATGCCCCCACACCCGGTTGGAAGGAGCGAGTTAAGCAATTGGCTTCTGACTCAGTAACAGGGCTAATGATTGATGTGCCAACAGGGGGTTTGGGTGGTCGTTTGTTATCAAAAATGAAAACCGCTCCGATTAAAAACGAAGTGGACAGGTCTTTGCAGTCTGCAATTAAGATTGTGAACAAAGGAAACCCACAAGTGATCGGCAAAAAAGCTAAAAACATTGTTCCTCCAAGTGGTGCTGCCGCGGGAGAAACCGGATTGCGATTCACGCGAGAGCTTGCAGGGGCATACCCGCAAAGCAGATATTACAGAAACGTCACGGAGCCAATCTTGGAGCAAACCGAGCACTTTCAAAAAGCCCTGACAGGCAACCCAACAGCTCCGCAAAAGTTGCGGGAGCAAGTTTTTGACAGAGTGTTGGCAAAACAGAAGAAAATGACCGAAGTCATTGCTGGGCGCAACACCAAGATGAGAAACATGCTAGAAGGTGCGTTTGATCAAAGAAGGAACGCGATGCTTCCGAGACAAACTCCGAGTATTGATGCCATTGGAAAAGACTTGCAAAGCGCGGTATCAAAAGCCAAAGCGCGTGGCGTAAAAATCAGAGATCAGGCGTTTCGAGGCTTTTTTGACAAGGAAGCAGCAGGTATCATGGTCAAAAAGTCGGAAATAAGTGACATTATCTGGAAATCCTCCAAAGGGAAGCGTAACGCACTTAAGGAAAGCGCACCCATTAACGACTTGTTACAACGCGTAGAGGCGTTGCCTGATGAATATGTGAGTCTTGAGTTCTTGCGTAATAGTGTGCAGGTTGCGCGAGACAGTGTGACTGACAATGCCACCAAAACGGCACAGCAGGTTGCTGTTGGTGTGTCAGATGCGCTAAATGCAAAGTTCAACAACATCGTGGCACAGAACGGTCTTTCCGATGCATGGCAAAGGACTCTGGATATATATGATGCTAATTACCAAGCATTTCGCAGAAGTTCCCCAGCAATGGTAATTGGCGAGAAGTTTGGAGATTTCAAGAAACAACCAACAAAAGCCGTAAACGCCCTCCTTAACGACCCCAAGGATGTGCGTGACGTTCTTGCCGTTCTAAAAACCACTGGAGACGATCAGGGCGAAGCATTGATGCGCAAAAAGCTGCAAGATGCCTACCTTGAAAAGATTGGCCTACGTTCTACACAGGGCAAAGCACCAAAGGCGCTGTCCGAGTATAATCCAGATGTTGTGGACGAACTCTTTGGCAATGCCTCAACATCTATCAAGCGTTCCATTGATGAAATTAACGAGGTGTTTCGAGTCAGCAAGATTGATTTGCGCGAAATACCAGAATCAATGGCTGACGATCTCCTTAAGCCGCTTTCCATTAACGAAAGGAAGCAAGTTGTCAACGAGCTTGTAAAGCACAACAAGTCGCTTGCTAAACAAAAGGAGTTGCTAAACAACGAAATCTTCAAGCGTTTTATCAAAAACGGTCGA